CTGATGGAGAGAAAGGTGCTGAGATTGTATCGGCTGCTGCTGATAAAGAACAAGCTAGGCTCAGTTTTAGTATAGCTAAAAATATGGTATTGCAAGAACCTAATCTTATTAAAAGAGCAGGTACTTATCGTGACTCAATTACTTACGATAAGGTTGGATCGTACTACAAAGTTATATCGGCTGATGCAGATACCAAGCACGGACTAAACCTATCTTGTTGTTTACTAGATGAGATTCACTCGCACAAAAATCGTGACCTTTACGATGTGTTACTTACCTCTATGGGTGCTAGAAAAGAACCTCTTATGTTAGGAATAACTACAGCAGGGGCAGGTAATCAGAAAGACCACATATCGAGAGAGCTTTATGACTATTCTAAAAAATTAATTGATGGTTCTATTGAAGATGAATCGTTTTTAGCAATCGTCTATGAAGCTGATGAAAGTGATGATATTTTTAGCGAAGAAGTTTGGAAGAAAGCTAATCCTGGTTATGGCACAATAATTAAAGAAGAGTATATGAAGCAACAAGCTACTAAAGCTAAGAATGAGCCTTCATACGAGAATACTTTTCGTAGACTTCACGCTAATCAATGGGTGGTAAATGAGACTAAATTTATTTCTGACTCTAAGTATATGGCTTGTGATGGTGAAGTAAACAAAAGTTATCTTAAAGGTAAGCCTTGTTTTGCAGGATTAGATTTAGCATCTACTAGAGACATCACTTGTTTAGCATTATTATTTCCTGATGAAGAGGGTGGTTACGATGTAATTAACTACAATTTTATACCTGAAGAAAACGCTAAGAAGAGGTCGCAAAGAGATAAAGTAAATTATGATAAGTGGGAAAGAGAGGGGTATGTTATTTATACTCCTGGAGATGTAACAGATTACAATTACATTAAACAAAAAATTCGTGATTTAGGAGAATTGTACGACATACAGATAGTTGCTTACGATAGGTGGAACTCGTCACAACTTGTAATTGATTTAATGGAAGAAGGTTGTCCTATGATTCCTGTAGGTCAAGGATTTAAAACTATGTCTCCTGCGACTAAAGAATTTGAAACACTAATACTTAGTGGTAAGATTCGTCACGGTGGTGACCCAGTACTTAGATGGATGATGAGTAATGTTGTTCTTACTTACGATCCCGCAGGTAACGTAAAACCGAACAAAGCAAAAAGTAATGAAAAGATTGATGGTATCGTAGCTTGTATTATGGCACTATCAGAAGCTATGGAAAACAAGAATAAGGGTGGCTCAACTTACGATGACAAAGAAATATTTTTTATCTAAGAATGAGATAATAGAAAAAGAGTACAACTCTATAAAAGAGATTTGTACTAATGTTCTTAGAAGTAACAAAGACCTTAATCTTTTAGATGATTTAGTTCAAGAGGTTTGTTTAATTTTACTTAAACAGAATAACGAATCTATACAAACTATACACGAAAGGGGTCACTTTAAATTTTACATAGCTAGAATAATTACCAACCAAGTATTTTCTAGTACTTCACCATTTCACAAGAAGTACAGACAACAAATTCCTTTTATAGACATAGACGATTCACAAGAGTATAATCCACTAGCTGATAAAGTTTGGGTTGACATACATCACTTACTTACAAAAAAAGAACGTCAAATAATTGAGATGAGATATGTTTATAATCTAAAAGTAACTGAAATTGCTAAGATAAAAAAGGTGTCTCCAAGGCAGATTTATAAGTACTTACAAAGGATTACAGGCTACCTTAAAAAAAAATATAAATAAGGGGTTCACAAAAACACACTTTATATATATCTATATGGATAAGGTATATTAAAACCACTAGGGATTTGGCAAACATATTAGATTTTTTCAGAAGAAAACCACAAGTACAACCTAACCAAGAAGAAAGGTTTTACAATACTGGTTTATATGGTAGCGATACTGCATTTGGTAATTCATCAAATCAAGTAATATCAAAAGAACGCTCTCTACAACTTTCAACAGTTTGGAGTTGCGTAAAAGTAATCTCTGAAACAATAGCTTCTCTACCTATCTCGTTATACGAAAAAGACTCGGATAATAAAAGATATGTTCTTTTTGATAATCCACTTCACTCTTTAGTAGGAGAGCAACCTTCAACTCTCTACAACTCTTTTAGCTTTTTTGAAAGAGCCTTAGTAGACCTTTGCCTTGATGGAAATTTCTTTGCTTATATAGAAAGAAATAACGGAGGTCTACCTACTCAAATAATCCCTATCCAATGTGATGATGTAAGTGTCTATGTATCGCCTGATGGTAGAGAAGTTTATTATGAAATAGAACAAAACGAACAAATACCTTATCCTATTACTGGTAAAGTAACTTCAGAGAATATGATCCACGTTAAAGGATTATCTACTGATGGAGTTATGGGTAAGTCACCAATACAGAGTGCAGCAGAATCTTTAGGTATATCTTTATCTATTGAACAATTTGCAGGTTCATTTTTTAAGAACGGAGCATCTGTAGGTGGAATCCTTAAACATCCAGGAACGCTTAAACCTGAGACAGCTAAACGATTAAGAGCTAGTTGGAATCAAACTTATAGTGGTTCAGTTAATGCAGGTAAAACAGCTATCCTTGAAGAAGGAATGGATTTTTTCCCTAGACAGATTCCTAACAATCAAGCTCAATTTTTAGAGACTAGACAATATCAAATTAGTGATATTTGTCGTTTATTTAGAGTACCTAACCATCTAGTAAATGAATTAAGTAACGCCACCTACTCTAATATCGAAGCACAGCAAATTGATTTTGTGGTACACACTATCACACCTTGGATTAAGCGTATTGAGATGGCACTAAACCAAAAGTTAATTCCTTTCAATAAGAAAGGCTCACAATATTTTAAATTTAATTTAACTGCTCTTTTAAGAGGTGACTCTAAGTCAAGAGCAGACTACTATAGAACACTTGTAAACATTGGTGTTATTTCACCTGATGAGGTTAGAGCTTTTGAAGATATGAACTCTATGGGTGGACCAAGTGAAAATGTTTATATGCAAAGTAATATGATGCCTTTAGATAGTTTAGGCGAAGGAACAACAAGACAAGATATAGAATAATATGGCACTAAGTTCAGACCAAAGAGAGGAAAGAAAAGACCCTTGGAATAAAAATAAAGGTAAATTTGGAAAGTCAGTAACTACAAGTGATAGTGTTGATTTATCTGAAAAAGATGCAGAATTATTTATTGGTACAGGTGGTGATTTAAAAGTTGATTTAGTTGGTGGTAATACAGTAACTTTAAAAAACATTCCTTCAGGTACTTTTTTAAAAGGTATTTTTGTAAAAAGAGTTTACTCAAGAGGTACAACTGCAACAGATATAATAGCAATTTACTAAAATGTAAATTATGGAAAATAAAGAAATAAGACTATATAGAGCAGAATATCAAGTTACTAATGACGAAGATAAAGATGAGAAAAGAGTTAGTGGCTATGCTGCTTTGTTTGACACAGATAGTAGAGATTTAGGTTTTAGAGAAACTATATCTCCTGATGCTTTTGATGGTCGATTAGACGATAATGTAATTTTAACTTTTAATCACGATCCTAACTTAATGTTAGATAGAAATATTGGTGGTACTTTAAAACTATCAATTGATGAAAGAGGATTACGATACGATGCAACTTTACCTAATACAACAACTGGTAATGATGTTGCAGAATTAATGAAAAGAGGTTTACTTTATGAATCTTCATTTGCTTTTACAGTAGAAGAAGATGATTGGAGTAAAGACGGAGATACAACTCGTAGGCAAATCAATAAGATTGGTCGATTGGTCGATGTCAGTATAGTTGGTGTTGGTGCTTATGCTAATACTGATGTTGCACTTCGTTCTAAGGAAGCTTTTGAAACAGAAGCAACTACAGAAGAAACCCCTCAAGTGGAAGAAGTGGAGCAAAAGGTTGAGGAATCATTTGATGATTCAAAGTTAAATTTATTAAGTAATGAATTAAAATTAAAAAAACGAATATGAAAAATTCGATTGAAATTCGTCAAGAAAGAGCTACTGCGATTGAAAACGCAAACACTCTATTAAACTTGGCAAAAGATGAGTCTCGTGACTTTACTGCTGACGAGCAAGTATCATACGATGGTATGATGACTAATATTGACAAACTAGCTAAAAATATTGAGATAGTTGAACGTCAAGAAAAATTGAACGCTGAGATAGCTTCAAATGTAGGTTCTTCTCCTGTTCAAAAAACTTCTGATACTAAAGAAGCTCGTTCTTACTCTGTATTTAAAGCAATCAATGGTTTATTACACAATAACCTAGATGGTGTTGAAAAAGAAATGCACGAACAAGCTGTTAGTGAAGCTCGTTCTAATGGATTTTCTGTTAATGGTTTAGGTATTCCTGCTTCTATGTTAGAGCAAAGAGCTGCTGTTACTCAAGGTACTTCAGCTATAGCTCCAACAAATGTATTAGCTTATGCTGATGCTATGCGTGAAGCTTCTGTATTTGGAAGAGTAGGTGCTAACATTTTAACTGGACTTTCAGCTAACACTACTATTCCTGTAACAGGTGCTTCTTCAGTTGCTTGGGAAGGTGAGGTTGATTCTACAGCAGATGGTGGAGCTAACTTTGGTAAAGTTGAATTAACTCCAACAAGACTTTCTGCTTATGTAGATGTTTCTAAGCAATTATTGTTGCAAAATGGTGGAGC